GCTATTCGCGGCGGTCGTCGCCTTCTTCGCGTGGGCGCTGTGCGACGCGGCGGCGCACGCCGATGACGCGATGGGGGAGCGGTGACGCTGGCGCTGTCGTGCGCGCTGCTGTGTGTGCTGGTGAGTGATGGCAAAGCTGACAGATAAGCAGCAGGCGTTTATTTTCGAGTACGCGCAAAGCCTCAATGGGACGGCTTCTGCGCGCGCTGCTGGTTATCAGGGTGACGCAAACACGCTTGGGGTTATTGCTCACGAAAACCTAAGAAAACCTAAGGTTCGCGAGGCGGTTGACGCCTTGCTGAAGGATCGCGCGATGCAAGCCGCCGAAGTGGTTGCGCGATTGTCCGATCAAGCGCGCGGCATCCCGGCGGATTGCTTCGAGGTCTACGGGGCGCTGATTTCGGTTGACTTCGACAAGCTGCGCGAATACGGGCTGATGCATCTGATCAAAAAGGTTAGTTATGACACCGAGGGCCGTCCGCGCGTGGAGTTCTATGACGCGCAGACCGCGCTTGCGCATCTATTCAAGCTGCACAGCTTGGGACCGGAGCGCGTCGAGCACAGCGGGCCGGACGGCGGGGCGCTGACCGTGCGTGTTGAGTATGCCGACGCCGAGCCCGCGCCGTACAGCGAGGATGGCGAGTGACAACCGGCACCCGCGAGATTACCGTGACGCTGCCGCGTCCCCACGTCGCCCAGGCGCGCGTGCTGGCAGAGTCGTCGCGCTTCAACGTCATGGTGTGCGGGCGGCGGTTTGGTAAGACGATGCTCGGCATTGAGCGCGCCAGCCGCGCAGCGCTCGACGGCTATCCGGTGGGGTGGTTTGCGCCGACGTACAAGGACAGCGCTGAGGCGTGGCGGGAACTGGTGCGCACGCTGTCGGCGGTGGTTGTGCGCAAGAGCGAGACGGAGAAGCGGCTCGAACTCGTGACCGGCGGCATGATCGAAGTCTGGACGATGGGCGATCCGGGCAGCAGCGGGCGCAGTCGCAAGTACAAGCGCGTGATTGTGGACGAGGCGGCGAAGGTGCCGCAGCTTGAGGAAGCGTGGACGGAATCGCTGCGCCCGACGCTGGCAGACTACCGGGGCGACGCCTGGTTTCTGAGCACGCCGAAGGGTCGCAACTATTTCTGGCGGTTGTTCAACATGGCGGCGGAATACGACAACTGGCGCTCGTGGCAAATGCCGACGGCGGCCAATCCGTTCATTCACCCGGACGAAATTGAGGACGCGCGGCGTCAGCTACCGCAGAGCGCGTTTGCGCAGGAATACCTCGCGGAGTTCACCGATGACGCCGGGGCGGTGTTCCGCAACGTGCGCGGGTGCGTGGATGAGGCGTTGCCGCTAGAGGGGCCGAGCATCCACCGCCGGTATTTCGGGGGCCTCGACTGGGCGCAGCTTAACGACTTCACAGTCGTCGCGATAGTCGATGATACGGGCGCGCTGGTGGCACTGGATCGCTTCAATCAAGTAGCGTGGGCTGTGCAGTATGGGCGCGTGGCGACGATGACTGAACGCTGGCGCCCCGTGCACGGCTTAGCGGAGCTTAACAGCATCGGCAGCCCGAATCTAGAACAGTTGCAGGCGCAAGGGTTGCGTCAGTGGGGCGGCTTTACTACAACGAATGAATCCAAGAATGACGTTATTCTGGCGCTTGCTCTTGCGTTTGAGCGTGGTGAGATTCGCATCCCGAACGACCCGGTGCTGATTGCCGAGTTGGAGTCATTCGAGGCGACGCGGCTCCCGTCTGGCAAGTGGCGCTACAGCGCGCCCGACGGGATGCACGATGACTGCGTGATTGCGTTGGCGCTGGCATGGTGGGCGCACCTGACGACGACGGCGCACGTGCTGCGCATCCCGCACACGGGGCTGTATCGGGGCGCGGATACGCGGCGGCGCGTGAAAGTGGGGCCGAGGAGCTAATGACCATTACCGAAGTCACGCCGCTGGACCCGCAGCAGACCGTCTCGGAGATCGTCGGGCGCGTGGTGTACGTGCAGACACACATGCCGTGGATGACGCGGCAGACCTACGCCAAGACGATAGACGAGACGGTGGGCGATTATGCGTTTTGGGACAAGCTGCGGCGCGGTAAGCAGGACGGCTACCAGTTCGGCGGGCTGTTCGTCAAACCCATCACGCAAATCATCGCGTCGTATACGTGGGGCGGCGGCCCGACGCTGGCGCTGGCCGACGGCGGCAACCCGGATAACGAGAACGACCCGCGCACCTACACCGACTCGCTGCTGAAGCGGTGGCTTGAGCGTAACGCGGGGCTGTTCTTGCAGACGCTCATCGACCTGTACGCGCTTGGTGACGCCTATATCGTGGTCAATGGCGACGGCTCACTGTCGGTTGCCAGCCCGGAGACGGTGGAGACGGAGTACAGCCCACTCGACGCGCGCCAGCCTATCGCGCACACCATCACGACGAAGACGGACACGGTGACCATCACCGACAAGTACGCGCTCGACGGACGCACGGTGACGCTGGAATGGCACAAGGCGGTCGAGGAACTGGGCGTCACGACGGGGCAAAAGCAAGAGTTCACGTTCCCAAACCTGATCGGGCGCTTGCCCGTCGTGCATCTTGCGAGCGACCGGGGCACGAATGAGCAGCGCGGGCGTCCGGTAGTGGAGCCGCTGCTGCCGCTGTTGTCGCGCTACGACGATTTGATTGTGGCGGCGATGGACGGCGCGGAGGTCATGGGGCATCCCATCCCGGCGTTCGTGGGGCTGGAGAACATTCAGGACACCATCAACGCCAACGCAACGGCGGAGACGGACACCTACACCGATGCGCAGGGCAACACGCAAGAGCGCACCGAGATTCGCTTTGACACGAACGCGACGGTATGGGTCGGCAAGGGTGGCGACTTCAAGTTTGTCGCGCCGCCCGGCGGCTGGTCGAACGATTTGCGCGACATTCTCAAGTCGCTGTTCTACCTGATTCTCGATAACACGCGCATCCCGGAGTTCCTATGGGGCGGCGCGATTGCCAGCAGCAAGGCCAGCGCGGAGACGCAGCTCCCGCCGTTTGTGCAGTACATCGGCATGCGCCGCCAGCAAGTCGAGGGGCAGGGCGCGGACGATCTGCTCGGCATGACGGCGCAAGGCGGGCTGCTCGAACTGGCGGACGTGTGGCTGCGCACGCGCGCGCTTGTAGACCGGCGCGTGGTAGTGGCTCCGGTGGCTGCCAGGTGGCCGGAAGTGGCGGCAGAAGACGAGGCGCTGCAATTCCAAAAGGTGCAATGGCTGCACGGCATGGGGCTGCTCACGGGCGCGACGGCGCTAGAGACGATGGACATTGTTGACGACCCGGCGCGCGAGTTAGAGAAGGCCGACGAGGAAGCGAAGGAAGCGCAAGAGGAACAGATGGCGTTTGCGGCGCGGTTGGCGGACGAAGAACAGCGCGCGGCGGGCGGTGAGCAGGAGACGGACGCGGCGCGGCGTAATGGACGCCAGCCGGAAAGGGTAGCGGTGTAAATGGCCCGCAACCACTGGCAGCAGTTCCTCGCCACTATGCGCGCGCATGAGGCAGCGCAAACCGCCGCGTTTGCGTCGCTGTCCGCGCGCTTGGGCGACCTGCTGCTGCGTGAGGCGCGGGCCGATGGGAAAGTCCCGCTGACTCGTCGCCGTCCGGTGCGTGAGGCGGTGGAGCGCGAGGTCACGGCGCACTTCCTGAGCGCCACACGCGACCGCTCGCTGGCACCGTTCGAGGTGGTCATGGGGCGCGTCGTACCGCTATCCCCGTATGCGACCGTGCTGTTTGCGAGTATCGCGGACGCCACGCGCATCGCGGTCGATCAGCAGGCGGTCATCATGGAGCGCGCGCTGGCGGATGCGCCCGACGTGCTGATGGCGCTGCGCCAGGCGCGCGTGAACCCGTTTGCGGTCGCCAAGCGTGCGGCGGAGTTCGAGGGGTGGAAGCTGCGCCCGTTCCTGGAATACGACCCGGCGCACCGCTTCGTGTGGCCCGACGGCTACACGCTCAGCAACCGCATCTGGCGCACGAGCGTTGAGACGCGCCGCAAGATTGACGCGCTGCTGGCCGAGGGACTGGTAGAAGGAAAAAGCGCGCTGGAATTATCCGAAGAATTAGAGCGGTTTTTGCAGCCGGGGCGTGGATTGCGCCGCACCAATAAACCGTATGGGCGCTATGGCAGCAACGCCAGCTATGACGCAATGCGGCTGGCGCGCACGGAGATTACAGCGGCGCACAGTCGCGCGGGGTTTATGAGCGCGCAGCTCAACCCGTTTGTGCAGTCGTATGATGTGGTGCTGTCCGGCTCGCATCCCAAGCCGGATATCTGCGACGATGTGGCGGCAGGTGGCCCGTACCCGATGGATGATACCGAACACTTGCCGCCACTACACCCTCATTGCCTGTGCCATCTGCGCTGGGCGGTGGCGGGTGACATGGACGCGATAATCGCAGATCTGCGCGCGGAGTTGGCAGCAGCGGAGCGCACTATGCGCGCGACGGCCACACTCACGGGGCTGGTAGGCCCGATTCTGCGCGACAAGTTTGTGGACTTGTTGTTAGGGGATGCACTG